GCAGTAGTTCTTATCATTCTGGTTCTTCATCATCATACATTGATCCATACCTTCGGCCTGTGCCAACAACGGAAATAATGCGAGTAATAGGATTTTCATCTCTTACCCCTCAAGTACTTTAAGCAATTATAATAGAATCGCTTCTGATATTCACTAAAACCATACGTTAGATTCTCGTTTGTTTTTTGTTCCCATTCTAACTCATTTTTTATATCAATGTAGGTAAACACGACAACAATACCTATTGATAGCCCAAATGATGCGATTATAACACCAATAATAAAAAAATGCCAATAGACTGCCATCAAAACTGGCAGTATCATTGTCACAATAAAACATCCCAAAACTAATAATATAGCTTTGTGATGTGGTTTCATGTCGGTGTGCCTAGCTCCCCTGCGCTTAATACACAACCAGTTCGGCTATCATATTGTATCATTGTCCAAGTGCCTGTGGCCTCATTCTTATACAGCGAAACATAAGTCCCATTATTTCTATCCTTACCGACCCATACAACTTTTTCACCATATGCTTCCATTAAATGAGCCATTAACGCTTCAACTGGCGCACACCTCATCGACCTAGTTAATTCAAATAGTTGTATCGTTTGTGCCGATACTGTGGTTGATATGCACAGAAATAGTGCAATGATTGTTTTTTTCATCTTAGCGCCTTTATTAATTCGATTATTAGGCCATATGCAAGATTTGATAATATTACTAGTATTATAATGCCCATAAATGTATATAGACTAATCAGCACGGCCTTGACTATCCAACCAATACACTTTTCAACAAATTCAAGGATTTTCAACTTCTGTGGCCCAATGCGTTACAACCCAATCATCAATACACACCTGCTCCATATTTGGTGGCATATTCTTTCCTGCTTCGGCCATCATTTTACACCAATGTGGAAAATAATAGTCTAATATCTGTTTCTCAGATAATATCTCAAAGCAGTTTTCACCCTCACCGCCTGGATATACAATTTCCCAATATTTCAATGAACCACCTCATTTGATGGAAGTCTTGGTTCTGGTATATTGGCTATAATCTTACGAAAGTCATCACCCGAACCTGTAAAATCATTCGCCAGCACAAGGCGTGCCAACATAATAGAGGTCAAGGTCAATGGGTCAATCTTATACTTAACGGCCAATCCCGCAATAATATCATCCACTTCAAATGCAATCTTGGATAATTTATCGTCTTGCACTTTGTATCTCCGTATTGGCAGTAGTTGTTGGTTCAAATCTAGGTTCTTCTGTAGGTATGAATGGCACATAGACATTCCACTTAATAGGTTTCCAGAATTTACTGAACAGGTTGTTTAGTGTCAGTATAATCACCGCAATGATAATAGCACCAAAACCCACCAATATAGACGCCACAAAAAATGTTGCTGCTGATTCAACTGTCATTTCTTTCTCCAATCCCTCTTTGCAATCTTTGCTTCTTCATAGACCTTTTTACACAAGGCCACAATATCATCAAAAAACCAACCGATGATAAACCCTAGTATAAAATCAGTCATTTGAAATCTCATAGGTTACATCGTAACCACCTTTGCGGTCAGTCCACCAATCGTCTTCATCGAGCCAATCCCAATCAATGGTAACATCATTTGTATATGCATCTTCAATGACTGAGGATGCCTCTAATTCACCATCTTGTAATTGGCGAATGACTTCTTCAACCTCTTCTACGGTTGCATCTTGGTAAATGTCATTGATTAAATTCTCATCAATATCAATTGCATATCGTTTCTCAACTTGATGCCATTCACTTTTAATTACTCTCATCATCTACTCCAAATAAAAACAAATCAACTCGCATCATTGCTTCTTCAAGCGTTAGTGCAAGAACCTTAATTGTTACCTCATCACCTACAATTTGCATATCAAAAGGCACACGGCCATTGAATCGAAAATCTTCAGGCAAGGTTGTTTTGACCTCAAACTCTTGTAGAGCCTTGATACGGTCCATGACTGTCAAAATGTTCATGTAATTCTTTCAAAGTTTCAATTAGTATAACAGAACCTGTAAAGTATTGAGGCAATAAAAAACCCTGCCGAAGCAGGGTTCTATGAGTTTGCCGATGTTACTCAGCAGGTTCAGGTGTGGGTTGTGCCTGAACCTGTGGTGTTGCCTGTGCCCTAATGTTTTCTACTAAGGCAACTACTTGTGCATAAGGCATGTTGCCTAATGACTGCAATACACCATTCACTTCTTCTACTGTCAATTCAAGTTTAATCATTTTAACTCCTTATAATAATGATTTATTGAGTGTATTATACACCACTCAGATGTTTACTGAGGCAATTGTGGCCAGTTTTGTGCGTTCACTACAGTTGCCAAGGCATCAACAGTTGAAGCACCAGTAATTGCAGTTACCAATCTGGTACACTCGGTAAGTACTGCGGCACGATAGGTTGCAGTTGCTTCTGGAATTGCAACATCCCTCTCTGCCTTGCGAATTACCATCCAATCAGTTTGTGATAATAAACTATTGGCAGTGTTTTTAACTTGTGCAGTCCATTGATGTTTCAAACCATATTGAGTATATGGATCACCGGCTTCTGGTGTAACAGTTTCATCATTGAGTTGTTTTGGATTGTCAACACCCCAATAGAAACGGTCATCATATGATGTTGTTTCATCGGCCACTTCTGTGATACCAATTGCTTGTTTTTCTGCTAATGAAGTTAAACGCAACCAATTGGCAGGGTATGAAATACCATTATGTTTGAATGGTGTATCAAGTGGTAGTGGTTTGTTATCTAGTAAAAACATTTTGTTCCTTATCTTGCAAGAGAATTATTGAATGGGTTTTCGGCAAAGGCCATATACAAGTGTGATTCTCCACTTGCGTTCATGTTAGTTGTTAAAGCTCTTGGCTTAAAACCATTTGAGAGAATATCAAAAGATGTGTATGCTGACTGGTCGTAACTGGTAACATCAGTACTATTTGCAACCAAAGGTCCATCCGTTCCAATATTATTTGGACTGCTTGCTGAAGTATCATACATTAACCAATCTCTTGCTGCGGTTGTACTTCGAACCATCACAAACTTAGGTCTAAATCCTGTGACCACAAAAGGTCCATCTGCATTTCCTGTGCCTGTGTAACTACCAAATGCTGAATAACCTGTTACTGGGGCAAAACAGTAGGCAACATAGGTTGCTGTTGATTGATTGGATTCTCCAGAAGTGCCAACAGAAAATACTGTAGATGTTGGAGAAGTGCTGTTCCAATAAGCCGCAGATGGGCCAGCTTGTGCCGCAGTTGTGTTTAATCTAATTGAGTATTGATTGCTTGTGAGACTAGCGTGATAAACAATGTGGTCATCAGCGCCCGGAGAGCGTTCAAAAACAATAATCATTCTAGGTGCAACACCCAGCCCATGACCAATAGTTGCCGCTGAACCTGTGCCTGTGTAGGTCACAATACTAAATCCAGCAGTGGGGTTTGCTCTTACCTGTGCTGAAATAGAGCCGCTGGTGTTGGTTACTGTTGAGCCGCCAGCGTTCCATTGCCAGCCGACATAGGTTGTGCCGCTGTTGTTATTGTTCAAATCAGTTCCGAGAGTAAAGCCGTTTGAAGCAAAAGCAGTTAATGATTGAGCAACAGTTGCCTCAGCATTTGTTGCGCTTGCATACAACTCTTTACCAACACCCCGAACAGAGTCATACAGTCGATGGTTATAAGCAGCACTGTTTCGTGCTTTAATCCAAACCAAATCTGGTTGAAACGATGCCGAGCCATTTGTATTTGTAATTGTCTGAGCAGTTCCACCATTACCCGTGTACAACGAAGCAGCCATGTAATTAGCACCATTTGTAATAGTTGCTGCTGGCAGGTTTTGCGTGTTTAGTGCATTGAAACCTGTGGGTACACTATAGTTAAATGGACGTTGGCCAAAGTTCCAAATTTGATAGGATGCATCGGAAATATATCCATAGAATACATATTCTTCAACTGGTACACTGGTAACAGTATACCAAGTAGCGTTGTTTTTCTTAAAAATAACTTGACTATTAGGACCATCAAAGGCAATAGAAATTACATCACCATTAGTAGTTGCTGCAACATTTGCTATATTCACACCATTTCTGTATACTGCGCCTGTATGATTTATACAAATACCAGAATAAGGAGAAGCAGAGGTTCTTTGATTTAATGCTACATGGTCTGAAGTTTTTACAACACCAAAAGCGTGTCCCTGATATGTTCCTGTGAACAATTGAACTTCGGCATAAAAAGAACTTAACATGCCAAAACTAATAGATGAACCTGTTCCTGCCCAAAATGCACTATCACTTGATGTAATTACTAGATTTCCTTGACTAGGAGTTATCGTAGTTTGAGCTTCACCAGCAGTGAATAGTGGACTCATCGTTGCATAATTACCCCGACCATTGCCACCATCAGCAAAAGGTGTAGGTGTGTCCAACATAGAATCGTATGTTGCGCCAGCGGTCACGCTGATGTTATTTGGTGTCCAGTTGTTGCCGATGCCTGAGTAGTCTTTGCCAATAGCTGCTGCAGTAGCGGCAGAGTTGTCGCTAAAGTTCAGTTCAAAACCGTTAGTGCCGTATGTGCCTGAGTAGGCTTTAGGTTGCCATACGCCTGTGACAGCGTTGGTTTCACCAAAAGATGATGGTGTTAGAGCTTGACCATCAATGAAATTAACTTCAGTCATGTAGCCATCAAAGTATTGTGCGGCAGAAATATATCTACTAATTTGATGTGCAACTGCTGCGTTAATTCGTGAAACTGTATTTTGTGCAAGATAAGTTGCTGTACCAAACGCAGTAATTTGCACACCATTTACATACATTATCAAACGATTTGCAGCAGTTGCTTGTGTAGAATCATATGCAACAACAATGTGATACCAAGCAGATGGGTCACGAAATACTTGTGTTGTAGTTACAGTTGAAGTAACAGAGGCCGCATCAGCCTGTTGGAATGTTAAAGTATCACCAGAAAGAAAAGCAATAATTCCCCAATTGTTTACATCTACTTGACCGCTGAATAAAGTTTGTGCCGCACCTAAAGTTCCACGCTTTACCCATCCACTCCAAGTCCATTTAGTTCCAAGTGTGGGAGTTGTAAACGTCCTATTGAAGTAAGCTGACGCACTTGACCGAGTACGCACACTACGCTGAATTTGATATCCTTGCTGACCAGAAGCGCCAACTACTGCATTATTATGAATTCCCATTATGAATAAGCCGCAGTAAAGACGCAATGAACATTGCTTGTAGTACGCACAACATAATCAATTCTATCAACAGTATTCGCTGCTGTTGACAAAGTTGGTGCTGTACCTTGAATAAAATCATAACTTGAACCGTATGCAAGTGTTCTGCTACCTGTGCCATCTTGAACAATAAAGATTGAACCAGATTGACCAGCAGTTAATGCACTAGGATTAGCAAGAGTCCTGTTACCACCAAGAGTTACTGTGAAGTTACAACTTGTTTGAAAGTTTGGTGTGATTGTTGCACCATCAGTCAATGTTGTGATTGTTGGTGCCAATGCACCGTCAATTGTATCTGCTAATGCCAATTCGCCTAATGAAGTAACATCAGAAGCTGTGTAAATTGATTTAATTATTCTAGCCATTTTTATTTCTTTTTAGTGATTAGGTGATTGGAATTGGATCATATGTTCCATCAAACTCATAGAATGGAAATTGACCTGAAATTGTTACAAGTGTGAGTACGGAAGTTCCATCGAATTTTGTAAATGGAATTACAGCATTTACAACCACCGATGTGCGGATTCTACTTAGAGGCATAGTGTTCTCCTATTAATTATCTATTTATGCACCTATTTATAACATCAACTCTTGGGTAGGGTCTTGGTGACACACAAAATTGATGAATTCACACGCCAAATCCTCATCGTTGAAGTAACGTACAATGGTTTGGGTTGTGTTTATTGAGGTGAAACTCAATAGAATATTCTTTTTATAGACTGAGAACTTGATTACCCATCCGTTGCGGACTACAGGCTCCCAAGAGCATATACTCTTGGAAATATCTCTTTGTAATATTTTTCGTATTGAAACGGAAATCGGTTCTCTCTGCATACCACTATGTATGTATTGAGAGAACCGAACCTTCAATAGTACTTTGCAAAACCTTCAGTTTTACGGTGTTCGTAAATTATTTCTGCCCAAGTACAGATATAATTCCAAATCTTTTTCAAAAACATGATTACGCTTTTGAAGTTTTAGAGTATTTTGACAATGAGTCTAAAACTTGATTTGAAACTTCTTGGTTGGTTTTGACGATTTGGTTAACAAACTCGGTTTGTTTGTCGATGAAAGCGTTGAGAGGTTTCTGTAACTCTTTATCAGCCACGAATGTATTGACAAAGTATTTTTTTGCACCTTGAACGGTTTCAATGAATGTATCTACTGCGAACATGTTTATCTCCTAAGACGATTAATAAAACAGGACTCATTATTGAGCACCTGTCCTATTATATAGTATTCTATTGTGCGTTGCAACATGTTTTTACTAGAATACCTGGTCTATTTCACCTTATGATATGTTGTCCTCGTATTGTAACTTTGCCATGATGTAGTCTTTTACCAATGATGAACGGACAATATCATCTGCGGTAAACTCAATCCGTGTAAATGCCTTCATATGATGGGCAATGTCAAAGAATTTCAATATGCCTGACATATCGTTTTTCTTTTTGTTCAGGTCGGTTTGCCTGTAGTCACCACACCATAGAATCTTTGAACGATAACCAACCCGTGTCATAACGGTGTCGATTTCCTCAAAGGTCATATTCTGCATCTCATCCACAATAATGATGGCATCATCAAATGACATACCACGAATGAATGATGTACTAATGAATTGAATGAAATGTTGCTCTTCTAGTCTATCCCATGCATCACGGCGACCAAATAGTGTCTCGCAAATTTGTCTGTATGGTTGCTGATAGATTTCCATTTTCTCATTCACATCACCTGGCAGGTGACCAATCTCACGGGATTGTACTGCTGAACGAACAACAATAATTTTACTGAACGGATTTGATTTGTCGAGAACCTCTTCTATCGCCTTGTATAATGCACAAAATGTTTTGCCTGTGCCTGCAACGCCATGTAATGCGACAAAGTAATCACCTCGTTTGTATGCATCAAAGAATAGTTTTTGATTGTCTGTTAGTGGTTCAAAAGTTTTTAGGTCATCTATTCTTACTTTCAGCCCATTACTCTTTGGTAGATGGACTTCTTTTGTGGTGTCAATGATTGTATTTGCTGTTTGCTTGCGGGCCATTGTCTTCCTTTTGATAGGTAGGTTGGAGTTTTCTTTATGTTGTCTCATAGTTTATTCAGCACATGTGCCTTGTGTATTTTGCAACTAACCCATGAGTTATAATAGTTTTCGGATAATAAAGCATCTCTTGTGAAAATCTCCTTTGTTTCTCTGTATGAACATTCTGACCTACTCTTACACAGATATAGTATTCTGCGAGTAAAGTTTTCTTCACCTAGTTTCTTTACATCTTCTTGTAATTCTTTAGATGAAGACCAATAGTTCGACCATCCAGAGGACAGTCGAACCTTTTTCTTTTTACCTTTGATTTGTTTTGTGCCGGCTCGTGTGAAGAATTTCTTCCCCACATACTTGCGACC